CAATGGGCAGATATCCACAGGATGGCCTAGCATTGATAAGAAATTGTATGGTGGATTTAATCGCGGAGAATTGAATATTTTCTGTGCAGGTTCAGGTGGCGGTAAGAGCTTGTTCTTGGCCAATATGGGTGTGAACTGGGCACTACAGGGTCTTAATGTATTGTATCTAACTTTTGAGTTGAGCGAAGGTCTGGTGTCTATGCGTTTGGATAGTATGATGACCGGTATTGGTACTAGGGAAATCTTTAAGAGCATCGACGATGTTGAACTTAAGGTCAAGGTACTTGGCAAGAAATCAGGTAATCTACAGATCAAATATATGCCCAGTGGCAAAAACTGTAACGATATACGAGCATACCTAAAAGAATATCAAGTTAAAAAAGGATGCAAGCCCGATGTTATTCTAATCGACTATTTGGACTTGATGATGCCACTGAGTGTTAAAGTTAGCCCTAGCGATCTGTTTGTTAAAGACAAATATGTAAGTGAAGAGATTCGTAACTTGGCCATGGAAACACAATGTATTACTGTTACTGCTAGTCAATTGAATCGTAGTGCAGTTGAAGAAATTGAGTTTGATCATAGCCATATTTCAGGCGGTCTATCAAAGATCATGACTGCTGATAATGTAATTGGTATCTTTACCAGTAGAGCTATGAAAGAACGTGGCCGTTATCAGATTCAATTTATGAAAACTCGTAGTAGTAGCGGCGTTGGGCAAAAAGTTGATCTAGAATTCAACGTGGATACTCTACGTATTACTGATCTCGGTGAAGATGGCGATACAGCCAGCTTTAGTCAAGGTGGCGGACAGGGTAATACCAGTGGCGGTAGTTCAATGATACAGGGATTAAAACGTACTAGTACAGTTACTACTAGTTCTGGTGATAGCGGAGGATGGGCTCGACCAACGCCTAAAGAAGGGTGGAGTTTGGATAAACCTGTTAAAAAGGCCACAGGTACTGCCGGCGATATTCGTAATATGTTGGCTAATTTAAATTCAGAAAAAGATTAAAACCAACTGGAAACCTGCTGACGGCTTGAATCACTGATCACTTTATGCCATTGATCAATGTCAGTATAACCAAATACAGTTTCAGGATCAGCAGGTACAAAACTCCAACTGTGATTGATTGCCCACGGATCTTCACCTAATATCTCACCCTCAATGTGACCGGGTAGCCATCTTGTGAATCCTGCTACTGCTCTAAAATATGTGGGTCCATTATCTAGACTTATTGCAGTTAGTACTGATAGGTCACTGCTGATACCGATTTGATCAGTAATTTTATTTGTGGTAGAACTGAACCAGTCTAATGTATGTATAATGTGTATCCTATTTGTACTCTCAGGACCACCATTGTATAACGCTTGATCATTTTCTACATGTAGACCTACATTCTTCATTACTGAATTAAGTGTGACACTACTAGTGTATGGCTTGTTGATCTGTAGACCTATTGCACCGGAATCATCATGGTCTATGACCAACATGGTACCTCGACGTAGAATAGGATCTGCACGTTTGGGATGTGCTGCTAGTAGATAACCTGTATAGTTTTGTTCAATCATGCCAATATTTAACTGATAAATAATTTGATATGACTATACTTGACTTTAAATTGGGGTTTGAACCACATAGTGAACTAAACCCTCGCATATGGCACGGTGATACTTTGGATAAAGATGTAGAATCTGCACTGATAAAAATAGCTAAAGATTTTAAAAAATTTATCAATGTACCATTTGATGTTGTGGATGTACGTATCACCGGCGGTCAGGTATCATACTTCTATACGGAACATAGCGATTTAGATCTACACTTGATTGCTGATTTTAGCAGTGTCACTTGTGATAGGGAAGCCGCTGAACTGTTTGACACCAAACGCTTATTGTATAAAGAACGCTTTGATATCACAGTTAAAGGCATTCCGGTAGAACTCTATGTGGAAGACCTAGATCACCCAGCAGTCAGTGCCAGCTATAGTGTGATGACTCGTCAATGGATTACTAGACCCACACGGGATGTGGGACCATTTGATATTGATAATATTGAAAAATTAAGCCGAGTGTGGTCCACGATAATCCAACATAGTTTTGATTCAAAAGATGTCAAAACCGCTCAAAAAACTATGAATTTATTACGTAAATTTCGTCATTTAGGCCTCAAAACACACGGTGAATATTCAACAGCTAATCTAGTATATAAAACACTGAGAAACAGTGATCTGATCAAAAAACTTCAAGATTTTATTAACCAAGAACATGATAGAAGTTTGAGCCTGGGTTAGGGTCAGAGAGCCTGTACCCAGCGCGAAGCGCCAGCGGCAAATTTTTCAACTACTATTAACTAGGTACTTTATAAGGTATTAATAACCAAATTTCTCAAGGATAACTGAGCTTGTTGATCCTGTTCCAATATCACCAAACGTGCTGCTAGATCAGCTTGAACTGCTTGAATGGCAGTGTCCAGAGTTAACCCCACACGTATGGCTTGTCCACCCGCTGCTGCCCACTGAGCACAGTTGTCTGATCGATCATCCACTAGTATATCACCCGGGCTACAGTGACGGTGCTTGTCCTCACTGTAGGGTCCAAAGTGAACTGGAATGTCCGGAAAACGTTCATTGACCCATAGAATCTTGTCATAAAAGGTCCAGGGTACATCATTGTTATGTGGAATCGCTGTTAAGAACAATAACTCCCATCCCAACCGATCTCTGTACTGACGTGCTAGAGCTACTAATTCTTCTGAGCGTGCCATTTGCGGTAGATTTCTGAATATATGAGGATCTGCACGTAGAAGTGCCCAATCATCCTCTTTATAACGCTGTGCAGGATCAAAACAGTCATAACCTATTACACGTATAGCATTGGCACGCCAGTCTGCTACTACTCCATCCATATCTAAATAAAATTTGTTAGTCATATTGATAATTTATTGAATCTTCATTAATACTGAGTACATTGGCACCGTTGCGTAGATGAAACACTCGAGCCATTTCAGTTTGTGGACTAAGTGTAACATACTTGACTATGTTAGGTCTACGTGTTTGGATATCTCTACGTGCTGATACTATTAATTGTTTACCCGCTCCGGATTGATAACTCCAAATGGTATAAAACACTGCTACACTGGGAGCATACGATGCATACTCTAATAACTGCTGTTGACTGTGCGGTACTGAATCTCTATATAATACACATACTACTGCTGTGGGCTTACTGTAGGAATCCTGTAATACTATGATTTCACTGTGTGCGCTGACTCTGAACTCTAATGGTATTTCAGATCGTACTGGATCATCACCTACTAGGGAGCATAGTGGATCATTGAGTGAGTTGATGATATGTAGCATATGATTATAAATTAATGCACGTACTTATCTAAAATTCAGCATGGTGGTAGCTATAGTGGGCAGAGGGGACCATGTGACCTCATATACACGCTGTAAAAAATCCAGCGCAAAAAAATTTAACAACCGAAATCTGTTGAGCCGACCTCACTGTATAGCAGCCCAAAAAATTGCCGCGCAAAAATTGTGAGAGTTGGAGATCTCGGCCCCTGGTGATCTAATCTAACTGGGGGTGGGTTTAGAGTGAAAAGAGTGAGAACTTTTGGCATGCTTGCTTGCAGCGGCTAGCAAGCAATTGGAAAAGGACACCCCCCACCCCCAGGTGCCCACCCCACCTACCTGTCGTCAAATTCTTGAACTTCCACTGTGGGAGCCAGTTCTGAGTCACCGTAGACATCAAAACCTTCCAAGATCAGCAGTTCGACAGCTTCTTGGAACAAGGTCTCTACTAGGCGCACACGGTCTGCTTGGCGGGTATCCTTCCGACGTTGACGCCCTGAGCCCACCCGGTACACTAGGGCGTAGTGCTCTTGACAGTAGCTAGAGCCTGGCAGTGACTGTGCAGTACAGCCCGAGCCAGTGCCAATGTATGCACAGGTGGTCAGTGTGTTGTTGTTCTTATTCATTGTCTTCTTCTTTCTGTGCAGCCTTGACCAGTGCGATCACATCGTTGCGTTGATCTTCAGTCATGTCCGACATCATCTCAATGCCTGAGGCCACACCGTGTTCAAAGCCCGCCTGACGTTCTACCCAATTGCTGACCCAGAACAGGGCCAGCGCACACCAGAACCAAGGTGTATCCAAGTGTGCTCCGGCCGTGTCCAGGACCAGGCCCAGACCCGCTGCTATGGCAATTCGTTGTAGAGTTTCCATCATGTTCGCTTCATGCAAGTGGTCTTGGCCATGGCCTTCCAGCTCTTGGGGAAGCCTTTGCGCAGATCAGCCACTTTCAGCATCATACGCAGGCTCAGTTCACGCAGGTTGTCCTTGTTGTCTACCACGAAGTCAACGACCTCATCCTCAACGCAGGGTTCAAACTCGTAACGAGCCAGCATCTTACCTTGGCTCACAACCTGTTTGATACGCAGGATCTTCTCCCGTTGCGTGTCCATCTGCAGATCAATGTAGTGGCAGCGGCTTTCCAGAGCATCCAAGTGACTACGTAAGGTCTTTGAGCGAACGTGTTCGAACTTGATGTTGGTAATAAAGATGGCGCTGCCGCAGAATTCAAAGCGATCTGGAATGCCTTCACTGCGCAAGACACGGCTGTCAGTGTTCCAGCTGATGAAGCGACGTTCTGAACTGTCCAAAGCACCCTTAAGGATGTTCAAGCTCAGTGCATCGTAGAGGATCTCATCGCAGTCGTCGAATACCACAACGTTGCCAGCCTTGCTGAATTCGTAGAGTTTAGCGTAGAGACCAATCGCTGACATAGCGCCTTTAACCACTTCGTATTTGGCCTTGCGTTCTGCCAACATGTCGAACAGGCCGGCTTTTTGCAGTACTTGTTCCACACCGTGGCTCTTGCCCACGCCGGGCGGGCCTGACACGATCATAGCGCGGATATTACCTTGCCGCACAGCCTCGGTCATCTCGTCCAGGATCTCAAAGCGCTCACCCAAGCGGTTCAGGATCTCTTGATCTGTTTCTTTAGCCACTGCGGCTTCGGTACGTCGGATAGCTTCTGCATCAAACTCGATTACATTAATGCCTTTGCTGGGTTTCTGTGATGCCTTAGTTGCCATTTTAGTTTCCTTTGTTGCGTTTAAAACAGTATTATAACAGGGAGTTGCCTCCCTGTCAATGTTCAATCTGCCCGACCGCCTGCGTAGACTGTGACACCCAAACGTTCTTTGAGCACCCGAGCAGCAGCCGCGGCACCTGCTTCTTTGACTGACATGCTTTGGGTACCGTGGCCGCTGGGGTTCCACAGTTGGAGTCCGCCACCGTAGGCTTTCTTAAAGCCCGACTTCAGCAGGGCGCGGCCCAATTTGGTGCTGCCTTTCTCATAGACTGTAACCCATGCAAAGCCGCAGTACCAGTCTTCGCCGTGTTGGCGGATATAATCTTGTGCGGCTTGGGCGGCGGCTTGTTGGGCTTCTGCTACAGCGGCGTTGACGATTGCTTGTTCCATTTCTAGCTCCTTAGTGTGTTGCGATGAATGTATTATACGGCCGTTTTAGACTTCTGTCAACTGTTTGTCCAACTCTTTTTGCACTGCCAAGTGGCAAGCATTCAGCACCAGCATGGCGATCTGGTAGGCCTGTGCCCGTTCTTTTTTGTTGCTGAAGCTTTCGATACGAGCGAACACTTGGCTCAGTGTTTCTGTTACGAACAAGTCTGACTTGGGGATGGGATTCTGCATACTAGCTCCTTAGTGTGTAAGTGTGTATTATAGCACCGCAACACGGTTCTGTCAACCTGATCTTACCAAGCTTCTGCGGTGATGTCGTAGCCCTGTTCACGCCGGCTCTCAACCCATGCATCAAACTCTGCGCAGTGATCATCACCGTTGTTGCGTGTCTCAGTGCCCACAGGTTCGCGCTCACGGAACATGTCATCTTCAGCGTAGATGTCCACTTGATAGTCTTCATTGATTTCCAGGATCCAGTTCCGGTAGGCCAGGATAGGATCAGCCTGGGCCATGAGCTGGCGAGTCACTGGAGTAGGAGTCTGCCACACACCTCCGAAATATTCTTTTTGTGTTTCACGTTGACCAGTCTTGACCACTTGGATTTCACGAGTGGCCAGGAAGTGAATGTTAGTGCTCATGTCTAGTCCTTGCTCTTAGAGACAGTGGCTTTGAACAAGAGGCCGAACAGGAACTGTAGACCCCAGGCCTGTAGCCAAGTGACTTCTCGGACGCCATCAACAGCGCCTACCAAGCAACCATTCCACAGCATCATCACAGGCCAACTCAGCAGGAAGGATAGGAACAGCAGAGTGGCGATCACGCCAACGATTACACCAACAGCTTCGATGAGGTTTTTCATAGTGGTTCCTTACAGTGTGAATTGAGATAGGACGCTTTGGGCTTCGTCTACTTGGGTGACCTCATCAGCAAAGGCCAAGACCATCATATGGATCAAGGTGCGGCACTCAACTCGATCTTCCTTGGGCAGGGTGGCAATGAATGCCTGCACAGCCGCATACTCTTCCAATCTCCACATGATGTCGCAGAGTGCTCGTTGTTTGGGGTTCAGTCCGGTGATAGTGATCATTAAAACTCTCCTTTGAGGATCAGTGCCAAGCCCATTACAATAATGGGTAACAGTACAATGGCCAGGTTAATCAGTGCTTGCATCTTGTGCTCCTTAGATCAAAGCGATGACAAACAGACTCACAGAGATCGCAACCCAAACGATTGCGCCACTCTCTACCAAATCGTTAAACACTTGTTTCATCGTCTGCTCCTTGTTGCAATGTGTGTATTATAGCAGGCATCTTGGGTCCTGTCAACCTCTTACAGGTCCAACAGTTCGCGTTCTTCTTGTGTCAACTTGGCCAGCGCCGTGGCACGAACCGTGCGCTTGCGCTCTGCTTCAGCACGAGCTTCTGCCATTTCTTCCAAGGTGCGCTCCAGTGCTTCCAGGGCCCACTGGCTGGTTTGAGTGTGTGTCATGAGCAAGGAAAACGGTGTGTCACGTGGACGATCACGATCTACTAGCACGAACACACTGTTTCGAACTGTGAGTTCAAAATTGTTCTTCTGTGTGGCT